TAATAGCAAACTATAGGTATACGGACATTTACAGACATTTACAGACATTATAGGACAAGTTTTTGTCCAAATTCCAGCAACGCTTTCTGCTTGTATCTCTTCGCCTGTTTCGTAGAATAACACCCTATCATTTTATAAGCATCCTCTGTTGTATTGTTAAGCACAAATTCATAACGCAAGATGATTGCTCCCAGCTTTTCATCTAGTGCATCTATCTTAGTGATCGCATCGCATTTTAACTTTGATAACTCATCAATTCGCTTATCACGTTCTGCGACTGTGTCCATAAATCTTGATACACTAACCTCTAAGCCTTGCGGAGTACCGCCACCTGTAACCCTATCCTTACTGTAATCAATCGCACCTATCGATGTAAGGTTTGCTCGTAGTTGATTGATTTCTTCCTTAATAGATGCTATCTGTACATCAATCAACTTAACTGGTTGTAGATATTCAACCGCCTTTTCTATTAGTTGTTTTTCGTCATATTCTCCCAATCACTCCACCTCACTCTTTAAACGCTAGTTCCGCACATCCCCAAACAACAGGTCTATCAGATATTACATTGCTCCAAGATGTCTTTCCATCACGCCATGTATACACTTTTCCATCTTTATATTCGGCAAAATATCTACACTTCCATACTTCATTAATACTATCTCTTACAAATACAGGTGTATCAACTTCTACTTTCGACCAATCAATAATACCTAATTCTTTTGCAATGTCTAAAATTCCACATCTATCTATATTAGGCATTATTTCTGCTATTGTATCAACACTCTTAGTAAGTCCACCACTCATTACATCTAATATATCATCAATCATAGCTGGCTCTTTTTTTGTTAAGAACACACATCCACTAATATCCTTAGCATAATACCGCCAGCCATCATCATATAGTTTTTTAAGCAGCCACTTTATACCTTGTTCATCTGTGATCATACTGTACCCACGCTCCTCTATCCTCATTCCATCTAAATTCAACTACATCATATAGTTCAAAATCATCTATGTTTTCACTTACTTTACCGATATAGAACACATCTTCTTCACTCTCTACCGCAAGCTGGCATAAGAAATCAAATGCATCATGATAACTTTGAGGTGCGATGTAAAAGTCGGAGTGTTCAACGTAACCGCTATAAGCTGTTTTCCACATATCCGCCACTCAACGCATTATAAACTTTATGCTTTATATCAAGTCTTACGCTATCAACAAAGAAATCTAATCTTATACAATTCTCTAATTCAAACATTGTCGATAATTTAGTTATAGTTTTATTAGAAATCTTATATTTAATTTTTACGCTACCATCATTTACTTCTATATCAGGCTTAATAATGGTATCTGCTACAACTATAGTTAAAGCACTAGATAGCAATTCTAAATTAACCCTACTCATACTCACCTCTTATGATAGGGCGGATATTTCACCGCCCATATCCTCTACTTAATCACTATGTACATTAACATTACAGATAATGCAACAAAAACTACCATGATTGTACCAATAGCAAAACATACAAGTGGTTTTAGTGCTTTTCGCTCGCTTTCTTTCCGTTTACGTTCAAATTCAAGCCACCGCAACAAATCTTCTTTCGTTTTTATGCTAGTACTTCTTCTAGGACTACACATTATTTATCCTTTTCTGTAATCAATATGATTTCATCGGTGTCCAAATCAACAGATACTCTTGTTACACAAAGCAATTCATTATTAACAAGAACACTAACTCCACTTTCACTATACTTTTCATCGATTAGTTCTTTAATTTCTGACCATTCCATATTATCTACTCGCTTTCAATTTACTCATAAGCATTGTTGCTACTGCTATTTTTTCGCATCAACACATTTATTTTCCTGTACTTCCATAACCACCAGCACCACGTTCTGTTTCGCTTAAATCGTCAACCGTTACAACATCAACTAACGCAATTGGTACGATTACTAATTGTGCGATGCGATCACCTCTAAATATCATGTAATCGCTACAAGATACATTTTCATATGCAATACTCAATTCGCCTCTATAGTCAGCATCAATAACACCTACACTATTGGCACATCTCAATGGTGTTTTGCTCATGCTACTTCGTGGCACAAGCAACCCCATGTGTCCTTTCGGTATCTCTACCGCTACCCCTAAAGGAATTTTCTTTTGACTATCAGCAGGCACTTTGATGTGAAATGGACAATACAGGTCTAAGCCAGCTGCATCTTCACTACCTCTTGTTGGTAGTTGTGCATATTCACTAACCAACTTTACTTTCATTTGCTCCATCAAAATTCCACTCCTAACATCATCAACGCACGTTTGACTGTTTTATAATCTGCACCAACTTGATAACTGATTGCCCTTAATGACATTCCACTACTATACATTTTTAATAATGAATTTCCATCTAAATCACTTACACGTGTATATGTTTTCTGTGGTTTTGTTCCTTTCAAACCTAAACAACACAACGCTCTACCAGCACTTATGTTTCCATATACACACGCTGCTAGCGCTAACCAATTAAGGTTATTATCAGGCACAAACTCACTCATATTAACCGCCATTCTCGTTACTCCATTCACTTTCCTTATAGATACGGAAGAAATCATCCGCACTTAACACCACTAACCAAGGTTTATTACTCTTTTTCCAAGCCACTATAGGTATATCGCCATTATCACCTTGTATTGCATCATGTTCTGCTTGTTCATATGCTTTACGTACATTCAAGTTTTCAACAAATTTGACTTCTTGATGTACGTTAGGCAGTCCAACACAATCGCTGGCATCACCTGTATTACCACAATATTGTGCAGTTCTACGGACTTTATCGAACCCATGCGACCTACACACATCTCGCCACATTCGTTCGCCACGTTTCCCTTTATCCTTGCTATTTATCGGCATTATCTATTCACCCATTTCATACACCCAATTCTCATGTAGTATTCCTTTTCTTTTTCGTTCAACTTAACAGAACCTTTTATTCGTTTTGCTCTTTTTACAAAACCACCAAACTCATAAATACTACCTCTACAATCAAATGTATCTATTTCATCGATTAAAATTAAACCAGCATCACCAAGCATTTTATCGATTACTTCATAGTGATCATCATACAAATCTCTAGGTACTGCATAATACAAATACATAACATTGTGATTGTCATGGTAACGTGCTTTCTTAAAATCATTTTTGAAATCGTTTATATCTGTTTTGATTTCAACTTCTGTTAAGTGCAAGGTGTTCAAATTGAAGTAGATGAAGTCAGCCTCATAAGGTGGCTTTCCGCTATCCCTCATCAACACGTTGGGTATGCATATATTTTTGAGAAACAGATGATACCCTAATGCATCTTGAACATCTCGTTCTGTCATTCACTCACCCCTCTACATATTGTTCACATCGTTTTAAAATATCTTTTACTAATTCCAACGGAATATTTGACCTTGTGTTATATCGATTACCATTACTTTTTAAGTCTGCCCATCGTAAATTAGACTTTATATTGTCATTTAATAACTTTAAATCGATATTACTACCAAATTTAGTTGGTTTCTTAACTGGGTAATCGTAGTTGTTGTAATAGGTTAAATTCTCATAAGGAACATCGAACCCTATTACATTTTTGATGTATTCCCATATCCGTCCATATGCTGGGTTTTCAATCACGAATACTTTAGGTTGATACCGCTCAATGATTTTCAATGTGTTGTATATGCACATCTCACCATTGATACGTGTTAGAAATGACTTATCATACTTGAATTGGTAGTTTTCATAATCAATGTGATTTCTGATTGTGAATTTACTCCCTTGCTCATATTCACCAAATAGATTGATTGTCATATCCTTTTCTTGTTTCCAACACGCATTACCACCTTTCATAGCACTTGCCACGCTCCAGCTTTCACAAGGTGGACTAGCTAGAATAACATCAGGTCTATCTAGTCCATCTAGTGTTTCCCATAGTGCATTTGGTTTATGTAGCATATTAACTGCAAGGTCTTGGTTGATACACGCATCACCAATTCCTATTGATGTAATCGTGTGTTGCCCCCCCATATTCACGTTATATTCATCTACCGCTTGACGATAGCAGCCGTTGCCATCATCAAACAGCCCCCATATATGCATTCTACGCTACCTCTCCGTGTTCGCACTCCTCACATCGTGCTTTCAATTTTAATCTCCCTTTACTATGCGCCATATGTTCGTTTCACCGCTCATTGAGTGTGCATCATATTCAAGTAGCCACTTTAAACAATGCCGCCCGTGCTTAAATCTATCTGGCTTATTTCTAGGCCCCGGACTTGCATAAGTTACCGCTTCAACCCATTCACAATGCGCTTCGTATGTATACCACGGATACATAAGGCAATAGGCTTTTATGTATTGTTGTTTACGTTTCCTTTGTACTAATTCCATCTTCTACGACTTCCTCACATTCAATTAAGCACGTAATAGGTGATACCGAAACATTTACATTTGAAAATACGTCTTTAAAAGTAATTACCTTTGTATTTCCATAATCAATATTGCTTATTGCTTCATTGTATGCTTCCATGTCAGAAAGGTTTCTGTATTTACCTTTAAACGAATCTGTTTGATATCTTCTAGTCGCACCGTTCATAAATACTGTTATTTGTAACATATTTGCTCCTCACTTTTAAAAAATACTAACCAAACCGTTTTACCGCGCCGTTGTCCTAAAATTGGTTCAACCGGCAATAATGGTCTCACTTTTGGCAACGTTATTTGTTCTTCATTCCATTTGAATATTAAAGTTCCATTTTTCTTTAATACTCGCCAACATTCCGCAAAGCCTTGTTTTATATCCTCTTTCCAGTCCGGCCCCAACCGCCCGTATTTTAAAGCTAAAAATGATTTATCACCAGCACTAACCAAATGCGGCGGATCAAACACAACTAAATAAAACGTTTCATCTTCAAAAGGCATTTTCCGGAAATCTGCAACAATATCCGGTTTTACAATTAGCCTTCTACCGTCGCAAAGAGTTGTGTTTTCCGTTCTGTTATCCATGTAAACCGTTTCTTCATGTTCTCTATCAAACCAGAACATTTTAGAACCACAACACGCATCTAATATTTTCATAACGCGCCTTTTTTAATCATTTCCATTAAGCCGGTAGCGATTACCGCTAACGCAAAACTTGATACAAATAACCCTAATACGGTATTTCCGGCGATGTTAAATAACCCCAATAACCACAACACCGCAGAAACGGTAAATGCCAAACCTAAAATTTTTGCTAATAACGCGATTACTACATAAACCACTAACGCGAATTTATTCATTTTCATTCTCCTTATTTTCAAAAGGGTTTATCGTTTCAAACACCACAAAAGAGGTATTATTGTACCCGTGGCGTTCTTCCCATTTGCGAAACACTGCGGTTAATTCTTCTTGTAATTCATCTATATGTTCTTGTTTTACATCTAGTAGATAATCTTCCGACCACTCCGCTATTTCATTGTCAAGATCATATTCAACAATATCTTCAATTACACTGTCTGCACGAACAGTTGGAACATAGTAATATGGATTCCCAACTCTAACTTTTTGTACTTCCACATCTGGATAAATTTTCGCAAAATCATTAACCGCATCCTCCATGCTTTTTTGTGGATATCCTACATAACCACCAAAACAACAGCACCACTCATTCTCGTTTTTTACTAGCATTTTACCCCTCCTATTAGAACGGAAGATTTTCATCGTTCCCTTTATCATCTGCAAAATTGTCAAAATTACTTTCGGTTGCCGTATCATTCAATGCGGATACACA